TCGCCGACGGCTGGGCGGTGCAGCTGGCCGAGCGGCGCTATGACGCCGAGGTGTTCAAGTCCCAGGTGTCGCAGCAGCGGTGGGAGCGGCTGGCCACCACGACCAAGCGCGGCGGAGGGACCCGGCTGACCATCATCGACTACGACAAGGCGGTGGAGGACGGCCTGGTGGATGAGGACATTGACCTCGATGAGATTGACGGCGACTGACCATGGGTTATCTTTATAACCGTGAACGCTCCAGTTTCCCGCCCTTTGGCCCAAGCGCGCACCATGTCCAGCCACGCCGATCCCAAGGTGGAGCCAATCCTTGTCCCGGTCAAGATGCGCCCAGAGCTGCGCAAACGCTTCCGCGTGTCGGCCGTCAGCAAAGACATGACTTACGCCCAGCTAATCGAGCACTGGCTGGACTTGGAGGACGCGGAGCTGGCCAAGAAGCGAGCCCGCCAAGCCCATCCACTGCACCGGCCGTGACCAAAGACGAGGCCATCGCCGAGCTGCGTGCCCAGGCCGAGCTGTCCCGGGGACTCGCGATGGAGCACCCGTGGTACAGCCATCGTCGTGCCGACGGCCTCGGTGAGGCGCGGGCCTACCGTGACGCCGTCCGAGTAGTTCAGGAGATTGACGCATGATGACGATGTGGTGGGCCGGGTTCTTTGTCGGCGTGGCCGCCCACAACACGCTGTGGGCGGCGCTGATGATCGTGCTGTGCAGGACGGATAGCTGATGGCCGCCATGCCTGACACCGAGGCCGACCCGATCCTGGTGGTGAGCCGCTCGGCTCTGGTGGCCGCGCTGACGTCGCTGCCCCACGACATACCCGCCGACGAAATCGTGGCGTTCGTGGACGGGCTGACGGTGATCGGCACCCTTCACACCGGTGACCTCATCAGCATCACTGCCGCAGACTTGCCGCCGCTCTGTTCGTGCGAAGGTGCGCGCTACCCCGGCGACATTGCCGGACTCGACCCTGGCTGCCCTGTCCATCGGAGGACTGATCAGTGAGCTTCGCCGACATGACCGACGACGAGCTACGTGCTCGCCTGGGCTTGGGTCCGCTCGGTCGTCCGATGACGATGGAGGAGCGCATCGAGGCCCACACCGTGCGCGCCATGCCCGAGCCCGAGGAGTTCGAGCCGCCCAGAGAGGACGGGCCGTGACCCCAGCGGACAAGCAGCCCGAGCCCGAGGCCCACCAGGGCGGCTCGCTGGCCACGACCACACCGGACGCCTACGGCCTGCCCCACGACGGGGCGGGCGAAATCATTCTCAGAGAGGACTGGCCCTGATGGACTTCGAGACCTGGCTGCGCTACCTGGCCGCCGTCACCCACGGCACCGAGCTGGCGGGCAGCTACACACCGCACACCGACCCGCTGGCCGTGATGACCGGGACATCACCGTAAGAACGGGAACACTGGAGCTATGACCGAGACACCGACCCAGCGCGCCGCCCGGCTCGACGCCGAGGAGACCGTGCGGGCGTGGCGCAGCTATAACGAGCGCTTGGCGGCCTACCTGGCGGGCACCCTGCCCATGCCGCCACAGAAACCGGTGAGGTATCCGTTCGCATGACCGTCAACGACGAGGACATCGGCGAGCTGATCAACGCCGAGCTGGTCGAGCGCCGCGCCAAGGCGATGCTGATGCGCAACATGGGAGCCACGTTGCAAACCATCGCCAAGGAGACCCGGGTCTCCATCGGCACGGTGCGCAAGGACCTGGCCATCGTGCGCCGTGACATCAACAACGAATCGCCCACCGACGTCATCGCGCGCCACCGCGCCGTCGTGTTCGACATTCAGCGCGCCAACTACCCCAAGATGATCGCGGGCGACAAGGACGCGGCCATGGTCATCCTGCGCGCCCTGGAGCGGGAGGCCAAGCTGCTGGGCCTCGACCAGCCGGTCAAGCTGCTGGCCTCGGTCAGCAATGAGGACTTCGCCAATGAGGCGGCCCGCCTCATCGAGCGGATCAACGAACTGGACCCCGCAACCCTTAAGGAGCTAGAACGTGGCCACCGACGAGACCAGGTCATCGACGCCGAAACCGTCGAGTCAGCCCCGGCCGATGGCGATACCCGAGACTCACAGCCTGCTGACGGCGCTGCGCTCGGCGATGGACGCATTGACCTCGATACCGGGCTTGCGGAGCCTGTCGAGGTCCTCGGGCCGTGGCGGCCAGGACAGCCCGGCCCCGACCCGAGCGCCGAGCCCGACACGGCCGGGGCTGTCGGAGAGCTACAAGGACCTGCTGGCTCATCCGCTCCAGCTTGGCCCGCCGTGGACGCCGCCGGGAACGACGGTGCGGCCGGGCTGGCGGGTGCCGACGACGATGACGACGACTGGTCAAACATCTGAGCCTGTCCAGTCGGTTGACACCGCGAGCGCCGGTGTCAAGCACACCGCCGACCTGATCGAGCGTCACCGCATCGTCATCAACACCGCCGACCTGCCGACCGGCGCGAAGGCCCGCACCGACGTGGCCCGGCTCCATGCCGAGGCCTGGGCGCGGGCGCATGGCCTGGAGCTGGGCGGAATGCACTCCATCGCCGGGTCGTCGCTGTTCCCCGAGTCCTGCTACAACGGCGTCGAGTTTGAGGTCACCGTGGGCAAGGGCGAGATTGCGCTGGACCAGCGCGTCCCCGGCGTGCTGGACCGCTGGAAATGGTCGGCGCGCATGGAGCACTGGCGGCGCGTGTTCACCGGCAAGGACGGCCGCCAGGGACGGCGACTGGCCGCCCGTGAGGACGTCAGCCAGCGGGTGCTGCGCGGCCCATGGGAAGGCGTGGACCGGCTGCACGACGGCCACCTGAGTGAGGGCCGGGCGCGGGTCGGCTCGATCACCGGCGGCGTGCTTGGCTGCACCTGTCATCTGGGTGGGCCGTTCGTGGACATCTGCCCGGTTCACTTCGAGGCCGACAGCTGATGGGCCGAAGCGGCCGACGCACTACCCAGCGCAACGCCAAGAAGCGCAAGGCGTTCGACAGTCTGCGGATGGCCAAGTGCCCCGAGCCCGACAAGGTGCCCTATCGCAAAGCCGACCACGCCCAGCGGGTCGCCATCCGCCTCGGCAAAGAGGAGGGACGCCAGCTACGTGTCTACCCGTGCGGGCGTCACTACCACCTGACCAGCCGAGCCTGAGTTAACCTCGATGCCGTGGGCGACCTCATCCCGATGACACCTGACGGCCTGCGCAATGTGCGCTCTGAGCCCTACGCCAACGCCGAGCACCTCGACGCCTGGACCAAGGCGCAAAACGAGGCCATCGCCATCTGGGCTCGCCGCGAGCTGGCCAATGACTGGTGGCGCGCCCAAGGTGCGGCGCAGCGCGGTGACACCGCCACGGTCGCCCAATGCGCGGCACGCCGGGGCCGGTTGCGTGCCGAGGCCATCGCGCAAGGAGTGCCGTTGTGAGCACCCGCGCGACTGGTCGGCTGCTGTATCACGATCCCCGTTCGCGCGCCTATGCGGCCCCGATGCTCGGGGTTCGCCCCACCAGCTGGCTGCACGCGATGGGGCCGGTGCTCGATCAGGGTCAGGTCAACGGCTGCACCGGCTGGAGTGGGGCGGACTGGCTCAACAGCGTCAAGGGCCGGGCGGCTCGACGCCGCTACAACCTCACCCGGGTGGTCAAGCGCCGCTCGGATGGCTACCTGGACGACAGCGACGGCCGCCGCCTCTATGAGCTGGCCACCCAGGCTGATCAGTTCAAGTGGGTGTATCCGCCCACCGATAACGGCTCTAGCGGGCTGGGTGTGGCCAAGGCGCTCAAGTCCCTGGGTGTCATCGACGCCTATCTCTGGACGTTCGACTATGCCCAGATGCTCGCCCACGCCCAGCGCCAGCCGGTGCTAATCGGCACCACCTGGACCGATGCGATGAGCGACCCCGACGCCGAGGGCATCATTCACATCGGCACCGAGCGCCAGGTCAAAGCCGCGCTGGACTCGGGCATGGGCCATGAGTACACCCTTCGCGGCGTGAACTGGCCGCGCAAGCTGGCCCGTATCCGCAACCACTGGACCGCCGACTGGGGTCTCAAGGGTGAGGCGTTGATCCCGCTCGATGAGCTGGAGCGCCTCGTGATCGACTACCAGGGCGACGTCATGGTGCCCGCCATCGGAGCGCTGAGCTGATGATGGTTCGGAGCCTGCGCATCGCCGCCGCCGTGATCGCGGTGGCCGTGTTCACCAGCTGCGCGTTGCTGTGGCTGGCCTCCCGCCTGCCGGATGCGGTGGTCGTCTGGTGAGGGGCCTGCGCGCCGAGGACGCCGAGGGCTGGACGCCCGACGAGCTGCTGGTGCCCGCGCTGCTGGCCGGATCACCGACGACGATGGCCGACCTGAGCCCACACGACCGGGCCTGGGCGGTGGCTGCGCTCAAGCTGGAGGGCCTGACCGCCGAGGCGATCAAGGACCGGCTGGGCTGCTCGCTTCGGCTGGTGCGCGCCGAGCTGGCGTCGCCGGGGGCGGTGATGGCGCGGCTGTACCTGATCGAGCGTGAGGCCTTCGCCGACACGCTGCGCATGACCCAGGCCGACGTGGCCCGCCTGGACCGGGAGCGGGCTCAGGCCGAGCGCGCCGCCGAGCGCTACAAGGCCCAGCTGGACCGGCTGCTGGACCGCCTCCAGCTCGACGGCACGGTGCCGACGTTCCCCAAGTGTGGGCATCCGAAGACGCGATACAACACCTACCGGGCTCCCAAGACGGGCAAGCAGGGCTGCCGCCGGTGCCGCACCGATGCCCAGACCCGGTACCGGGCCAAGCTCAACGGGCATGATGGCGACACCGCCGGGGTACACAATGGGCCTGGAGGTGGTCAGCATGGCACGCAAGGGACCAGCCAGCGCACGGCGCGGCGGACGCCGGTCCATGTCGAAGTCATCGCCGAAAATCGCGCGGTCTCGGTCGGCGGGAACGGTCGCCCTTAGCTCCCAGTCCGGCGGAATCGGCCAATTCAGCCGCCGGGGCGGTGGTTATCGCGGGTTCAAGTCCAAGAAGCAATGGCGCTGGGCCTGGGCGACTCACCAGCCGTGGGCGCGCAAGAAGGCCCACGAGACCAAGGGCGGCAAGATCGTCCGGTACCGGCGGCTCCCGGCCTCCAAGCACAGCGGGCACAAGGGCTCGCGGGTTCCCACGACATGACGTCGGCGGCGATGGTGGCAGTGCTCACCGTCGTCGTCCTGGTGGCCCTGGCCGGGTTTATGGCGCTCAATGAGCCCCGTCGGCGGCCGTGAGGTCATCAACAGGTCATCACAACGAAAACCGCCCCGCTGGCGGCGGGGCGGGGCGGGGCGGTTCTCGTCTGGGTCAGATGGCGGCTCCGTTGTGCTCGATGTTGAAAACGACCGTGTTGGCGAGTGCTGCGCGAGCCTCGTTTTCGGTGTTCCCCCAGCCGATGGCGGCGCTGCCGCCGGGGCCTCGGAGAGTGGCGCGGAAGTCCTTGCCCACCCGGTCGATGTCAATGGATGCTCGGAAGTCCTGGAAATCGTCCACCCGGTGGGCGGGGACGTTGGCCCAGAGTGCGTCGAACTCTGCACTGGTAGCGCGTCCGGCGGCGAAATTCGCCTCCATCGCGATTACCTGGACGAACAGCTTGATCATGTCCATGTCAATCTCCTCTGTTTAGTTGTTCCGGCGGGGCGTTCCCGCCTCACATGACTAGAGTAACCCTCCTAAGTCGGGTAAGTCAAGCGGTCGGCGAGAAGTATTTTCTACAGCCCGTAGGCACCGTTGACGGCGTGCGGGTCATCCCATTCGGTGGGCTGGCCCGGCGCGCTGGCGATGATCGGGATGAGCGCGGCGGCGTTGATGTCCTCGGCCACCTCGGCCTCCTCGATGTGCTGCTCATGCCGGGAGCGCTCAAAGACGGTCTGCACCGTCCACACTCCGGCCAGGGTGGCGGCCACCGGCATCCACCACGGCGGCGTGCTGGCCATTGTTCCGATCATCAGCGCCGCGATCAGCGCCACGGTGTTGATCAGCCACACGACTGCCGACACGCTGCCACCGCGTTTGACGGGCACGGGCGTGGTTCCCCAGGAGCTACTCCACAGCGAGCTACTCCACAGCGCAGGCTCGGTGGCCTCCGGCGCGCACCAGCGGCACACGAACAGGTCCATCAGCCAGCGCATGTCCCGCCGGTAGCGCGTCGTGTCGCACACCGGG